AAACGGATCCCGGCCCATACCCCGCGAGTTCGAGCACCGCTCAACACTCGCCGTTCCGGATACTTGGGAGGAGCTTTTCGACGGCGATATAACTCCTGCCGCCGTTCCAGCCCCCCCTGCCGAAAATACAGAATTTCCCCTTGCGCAGGACCGGTCCTCTGTCCGGTTCACCGCTTCGCGCGACCTTGTGTCCGCGCGTGATCTTTTGCGTTCCATTCGATCTCGAGAACCCGTCGACCTCCTTACTATGAGGGATGGGTTTCCTTCCGACGAAACCCGCTATGGCGTCTTTTCCGGTGTGGCTGATGTCACTCCACTAGACGTTAAGCGGGCCCAGTTCGCCGACACTTTGCTTGAGCTCTCTCTGAAACATGACGAGAACCCAACAAAGTTTGCGACGCTGTCCGAAGCTCTTAAGACCCGCCCTATTACCATATGTTCTGCCTTCAAGCAGTCCATACTGAAGCCACTCCAAAAGTGGCTCTGGCGGTCTTTGCTTCATCAACGTTGCTTTAGACTTGTCGGTGAGACTATATCGGTTGACTCGATCCTTGATCGTTTGGGTCGTCGCTTGTTAAGTCCTGACGAGACTTTTGTTTCCGGAGATTACTCCGATGCCACTAATAATCTTGCCTCTTGGTGCTCAGATGCGGTTGTCGACTCTTTGTGCGACGCCGGTATGATCACTGCGGAGTATGCCTCTCTTATGCGCGAGGCCCTCACTGAATTTCAGATCGAGGACCCCCTCACGCTTGAGCGGGCACCACAGCGCAGAGGGCAGCTCATGGGCTCCATTGTTAGCTTCCCCGTCCTCTGTATCGTTAACGCCGCCATTTGCCGTTATGCCATGGAACTTTCTTATGGCAAGAAGATTCAGCTTCACAGCTCGAATCTGCTTATTAACGGTGATGATTGCGTCTTTCGACTCAAGAAGGACGGTGTCGCTTTCTGGGAGACCCTTGCCCACCTCTGCTCTCTACCTCCCTCACCTGGCAAATATTATGTATCTCGTGACTTCGTTATTATGAATTCTCGTCAGTTTCTACCCATTTACCAAAACAATAAATTGTCATCCTGGCAACCCGTACCCTTCGTCAATATGCGTCCCCTCACCTCGGCAAACCGTTCTGAGCCAGCTCCTCTACCTCCTACAGAGGGCAAGTTCGATTCTAACGAACCTCGCGGCGACTATGTCTTCGCGCAGTGGCTCATGGACCAAGTCCAACTTGGTGATGCAGACGCTATTGAAATTTACCGACTCATCCGTCTCGGTGAAGAAGTACCTTACGAGTTGTTCTATCCTTTCCAAGGACGGCGAACCTATTCGCCAAACGGCAACTTTCTCGAGTGCTACACGCCAGAAATCGCAAACCCTGTTGAGGACGCCTACCGTCTCCTCAAACTCAGGGTTCGTGCCGGCATGGCCAAGCGGAACTTTAATTTTAAGTCCGTTCAGCCTGACGGTCGCGACTACTTTGCGCGCCTGCACCTCGGTTCACGTTGCCGTGACCTCGGCGTTGATTCACGACCTGCTGCCATCGCTTGACTACCTGGCTTTGGCCCTCGAAGAAAAGGCAGTGCTCTGGAAGTCGGTTGTAAAGGC